GACCATATGATACGAATCGAAAACAAATTAGATCAGATTGTATTGAGGAATTAATCATGCCTTACAAAAATAAGTTCTTACAAGACTACGCGAAGCCTGGACAGCATGGCTCACCAAAAGATGAAAAAGATAAAAAAAACAAAGTACGTCAATATAACAACCCAAAGACAGCACTTCAAAGCGAACGCAAAGGATTTAACGTATAAATATGACTTACAAATTAGTAGACGTAACACGCAGCAAAGTCCTGCAAGAGTTTGAAACGATTGAGCAAGCAGAGAAAGCTTTGCGTCATCAATCAGTTGAAGACTATGTAAGGCTTGAAATTCAAGCAGATGCAAAACCTAAACCCAAAGCTAAGAAAGCAAAGAAGGTAGAAAGTGAAGAAAGCTAATGAGGAACAGTTCAACGAACTACACAACTTAGTAACAACTGAATTTCTAAAACGTGTTAAGTCCGGCGAAGCTTCTACTCAAGACTTAAAAGCAGCCTGTGATTGGTTAGCCAAAAATGACATCAGTGGTGTTGCAGTAGAAGGTAATCCTCTTTCAAAACTTGCAGGCATTATGCCAACCATTGACCCAGAACTTGTACAGAGCAGACTCTATGGCAGGAAGCACAGCTAGCTATTACAACTCAAACCCTTCTGCTAAAGCTAAACGACTTAAGCAACAGGCAAGATATAACAAAACCAAGAAAGGGTTAAAGATACGTACTGCAGCTAATGCAGCTAATCGAGCTAAGGGTACTTACGGCAATGGTGACGGCAAAGACGTTGCACATAAACCCGGTAAAGAAGGTGGCAAAAAAGCTAGCGATGTAACGCTACAAAGCCCCTCTAAGAACCGTCAAAGCAGATTAAAAATACGTAAGACATGACCCCTCTACTTCCATCTCCTGAACATTATCTTTACAACCTAATAACCATGACATCCTCTGAAGCAAAGCGCCTTTGGAGGCGCAGCATCAAAGAGCATTTTGACTGTACATGTGTTTATTGCGGAGAAACTTATGAACTACATCAACTCACTTTGGATCACGTACACCCTCGCAGCAAGGGAGGAGAAGACATTTCATCGAATGTTGTACCAGCGTGTACCAAGTGTAATCAGGACAAAGGAAGTAAACATTGGCGCTCTTGGATGAGAGAGCAATTCGGACAAAACCTTTTAAGAGAAGGACTAATACTATCGCACATTAACTAATGCATAAGCCAGGACACGGACTAAAAATTGCTTCACAGACAAAGCCTAAAAAGAAAAAGAAGCCCGTCAAGAAAGGCTACTGAATAACTAATTAATTAATACACGCCCCGAAAGGGGCTTTTTTTTATGTCTAGTCATGGACCAGAATTAAATAAATTACACGACATTGCCCACGAATTACTTTTAAATGCTGAAGATGAGCTAATAAAAATACAAACAGCTACTGGCAAAACACCGTCTGAACTTAAACGAGTAAGGAAAGCACTAAGCAATATAGATTGGAATATCCAAAGTTACGGCGATTTAATTGAAAACTCCTTAGCAAAACACGGGTACGATCATAAACCTCTTCAAAAAGCAATACGCAAAATGGAAGAGGATACGATGAAAGCTTATATGCTTTTATCGGACGATACTATTCACCATCTAGTACAACAACGTACAGGTGGTTCTTTACGGTCTGATCCTAGCGTAATTAGGGGAGCTGTCAGACGTTTAGAAGATATGTTTGGCATGGAGTTCGCTCAAAGTACTGGTCCATCTGGAAATGTACGAGGAGATTTATCATTCTCAAATTATGCACACAAATCAGATAACAATGCAAGTGGATTAGAAAGGCTAACAATTCCTAAAAATCCAGATAAAAGTACAACAGCTCATGCACTTGGAACTGCTGGATTTTCAAAACCACTAACTGCTGCAGAACTAGCAGATGAAGAAGCATTGGCTAAAGCCCTGGCTCCAAGAGTTAAGGCACAGATCGCCATGGCTGAAAATGCCATTATTACTGACTCTCCACGAGTTGAAGCGGTAAGAAATGCAGACCCTAGGCTTGCTGATGCATATAAATCTACAAATACAGTAGAAGATATTGCAACAATGCGACCTATTGCTAGGTCACTAGAACTTCGTCCAAAAATCATCCAAAGTTATCTAAAATTGGTTAATGATAGGGGCGGAATGAGGCTAGATTTTATTCCAGGCGCAGAAGAAATTGGTAAAGCAGCCGCTCGAAACCCTCTTGAAGCATTAAAAGGCGCTGCTTTAGCGGTAGATCCTGATGCAGTTAAATCAATGTTTCAAGGTAACCCTTTAGAAGCTGTAAATAAAAGTGCCTTGGGTGCTGGTATAGGTGCTGGTATTGCAGAAATGTTGAAGGTAAGTCCAGTACAACAAGCAAGACTAGCTTCATATGCTTCTAAAATACCTGGAGTTGCTTCACAAATACCAAAAGCATTAAGTTTCGTTGGTGGTGCTGCTAGATTTGTTGGACCAGCTTCAACGGCTGTAGCTGGTTATCAACTAGCTGATGCTGTTTTAGAGGGTTCTACTGGAGCAGGTTTTGTTGATACATTTAAACAAGTCCAAGACAAAGAAAGAACTGCTGAAATTAATAAAGCAGCAGTAGAAAGTGCTGCAAAATCTAAACAACTTGCTGTTGAAAAAGAATTACCTAAACCAATTATGGATTCAGACACAATAGAAAAGTTTGCAACTGATCCTCTTAATGAACTTGAATATGGCTGGAAAAAACTAACAGGACAAGTATAAACTATCCACTTATGCATAAATGACAAACGTCCTTGAGGCGTTACAAGATGATTTCAAGCTGTTCTTACAAGCTTTATGGGGACAGCTTGAACTTCCTACGCCTACACGCGCTCAATACGCAATCGCTGACTACTTACAAAACGGTCCTAAACGTCTACAGATTCAAGCCTTCCGAGGAATCGGTAAATCTTGGATTACTGGTGCGTTTGTTCTTTGGACTCTATTTAAAGATCCTGAAAAGAAAATCATGATCATCTCTGCATCTAAAGAACGTGCAGACAATATGTCTATCTTCCTACAGAAATTAATCATTGAAACACCTTGGTTGGTACATTTGCGCCCTAAATCTGATGACTCCCGTTGGAGTCGCATCTCTTTCGATGTTAATTGCTCCCCTCACCAAGCTCCTTCTGTTAAATCAGTGGGTATTACTGGTCAGCTTACTGGTAGTCGTGCGGATTTAATGATCCTTGACGATATTGAGGTTCCGGGCAACTCAATGACAGAAATGATGCGTGAGAAACTTCTTCAATTATGTACTGAAGCTGAATCTATCCTTACTCCTAAAGATGATAGTCGTATTATGTACTTAGGTACTCCTCAGACCGTCTTTACGGTCTATAGGAAGCTCGCAGAACGTAATTATAGACCTTTTATCTGGCCAGCACGTTTCCCCCGCTCTCTGTCCAATTACGAAGGGCTCATAGCTCCTCAATTACAAGAAGATATAGACAATGGCTCTGAAAAATGGGCTGTAACTGACCCGGATAGATTTAATGATGAAGATCTTATTGAACGTGAAGCAGCAATGGGCAGAAGCAACTTCATGCTTCAGTTCATGCTTGATACCTCACTTAGTGACGCAGAAAAGTTCCCCCTTAAAATGGCTGACCTTATCGTCACTAGCGTTAATCCCACTACTGCTCCCGATGCCATCGTTTGGTGCTCAGACCCGAGAAACATCATCAGGGATGCTCCGACTGTCGGATTACCTGGAGATTATTTCTACAGTCCAATGCAGCTCCAAGGAGACTGGGATTCCTACCAAGAGACAATCTGCAGTGTTGACCCGTCGGGTCGTGGCTCGGATGAAACGGCAGCAGCGTATATCTCACAACGCAACGGTTTCCTGTACTTGCACGAAATGCGTGCTTACAGAGAAGGATACTCAGACAATACTCTTCTGGACATTCTAAAAGGTTGCCGTAAATACAACGTTACTAAATTAGTAATCGAAACAAACTTCGGTGACGGTATCGTTGCTGAATTATTTAAAAAACACTTAGTACAAACAAAACAAGGTATAGATGTCGAAGAAGTTAGAGCAACAGTCCGTAAAGAACAACGTATTATCGATACCTTGGAACCCGTGCTTAATCAGCATCGTCTTGTTGTGGATCGCTCTGTTATTGATTGGGACTACAACTCCAACAAAGATGCTGCACCCGAGTCGAGACTCCTCTACATGCTCTTCTATCAAATGAGCCGTATGTGCCGTGAAAAAGGTGCGGTTAAACACGATGACAGACTTGATTGTCTTAGTCAAGGTGTTCAATACTTTACTGATTGTATGGCGATATCTGCTCAAGAACAGATTAATACTCGTAAACGTGAAGAGTGGTTAGACATGCTTAGATCCACTATAGAAGACCCTCAAGGGTCAGCTAATCACCTTGTTTTAGGGCTAAATAAAGACCAAAGACAACAAGCTAGAGGTACTGCTGAAACCTCAGTCCCTAACTGGGTTTAGGTTGAGCCCTGTTGTATACAGGGAGAGAGAGGGTGGACTCGAACTCTGTACTGGGGAAAGGAGACAATCCTTTCCTCTTTAATAATGTCCCCGGAGAAGGACATTCTGTAAACACTGACAATAATTAGTTAATTAAATAATTAAATTAATTAATTAAAGTAAGTAATACATGATGATCATAATCATCCCTTAATGATGATACAGATCATCCCTTATTATACAGCTAGTAAATTACATGCATACAGTACAGTTAGTACATTCAACACAAGAAGGTGATGCCTTGATAGCCTACATGGCTAGAGTATCTAATCCTGCTAATCAAAACAACACTGAGAACAGTGCTCGTTTGATTCAATACCTTATTAAACATAAACATTGGTCCCCCTTTGAAATGGTTAATATGTGCGTTGAAATATCTACTACTCGTAGTATCGCTCAACAGATTATTAGACATCGCTCCTTTGCTTTCCAAGAGTTTAGCCAAAGATATGCTGAAGTTAAAGATAAACCTCAAATACCTAAATTACGTAGACAAGATACCTCTAATCGACAAAATAGTATTGATGACTTAGATCCTTCAATCGTTAGTTACTTTGAAAAAGAAATACAACAACTGTATGATCAAGCTAATAATATCTATGATGCAATGCTGTTCTCAGGTGTCGCTAAAGAGTGTGCACGGGATATCCTGCCGCTAGCTACGCCGACTAAGTTATACATGAATGGTTCCTTGCGTAGCTGGATTCACTACGTTGAACTGCGGTGCTCTAATGGTACACAGTATGAACATAAATTAATCGCTGATCAATGTAAAAAACAGATTTTAAAGTGCTTTCCAGCGGTTTATAAGGCTCTAAATTTTTAACATAATTTTGTCAACCCATATACGTGGGGGCGGGGACGCAAATTTACCCCCAGTGGGGGGTGTTTGTCCCGCACGCGACTGTTAGTGGCGTGTAAAACACTGCTTTGTACTGTTTTTACTGGGCTAACTGGGCTCACTGTCTTTCACTCAATCTGCACCAATCTGTCAGCGTTACATATCTTATCATTACTATTTACCGATACGGTATCGTATCACAACAGATTAACGCTGTTAAGTATTCACAATCATAGTAGCGCATACATAACAGACAACGCAGTACTAATACATTAACAACAGTACTAATAGTTATTAACTAACAACAGTACAATACTCTTAAGCTATCCATCAGTGGACAGTTGACAAGGTGTACACTAAACCACCCAAAGCGGTTAGCGCTGTGCCATACTGACTAAGTCAAGGGGAGAGAAGCACCATCACTCTCTCACTTGTGGACAATCTACAAGGTGTCCACTTTACCAAGACAAACGCTCTCAACTCTGCTATGCTTACAGCATCAACAAACAAACCACAACCATCTATGCCTCTAAGCATCAAAGACAGACAGTTTCTCATCAGCGGTTTAATTGGCGAGTATGAGTACTTATGCCACGATGACTCTGAGCCAGAAGATATGAGTCCAGCTGAGCACTATGCATTGCTGCTTACTTACAGTGATGACGAACTAATTGCTGACTCTGACTTAGTTGACTCACCTTATGAATCAGCTGAGGAGTTTTACGATACTCATTCATCTTATTGTCCTTATGAGTATCAAGTAGACTAAGCTTCATTCTATCCACTAATGAACAATCTTATGACATTCCGTCTCCTTCCATTCTTCCTTGCTTCATACATCATTGCTGATAACGACAGCAACTATGTAGCACAATGCATCAAGAGTAACCTTATCTGATTGTCTCTTATTGTCATCCTTAGTGTTGACAGTATGAGGTATTCTTACCTCTCTAGGTGACAACTACGTCATCACTATTCTATACTCACACTCACTATGCAAACTACTTTCCTTTACGCTAACGACTACAACTCTTCTGCTGTTGAGTCAGTTGGTATCAGTGAGCGTACCAATCAAGTCAAAGTCACATTCAATGGTGGCAAGACTTATCTTTACAGCAATGTTTGTAGCGAGTGCATTTATGACATCACGCTTGGCAGTGTTAAATCACTTGGCAAGTGGGTAAGCGAAGCACTGGTTAACAATGACGTTGACTATCTTCAACTTGCTTGAGCTTCACTAACTCTCTCTTTATTCACCTTATCTATCCACTAATGTTCAATCCATTCGCTATCAACACCATTCAACGTCCTTCAGCAGCTGTTAACAACATCAGCACTGATTTAGTCAATGCTGAGGTTTTCGTTGAATACAGCAACGGAGAAGCTTATGTGTACACCAATGTATCACGTAAAGCTATCCTCAACTTGCTACTTCAAGACAACATCTCACTAGGTTTCTGGGTTAACCATAACCTTCTGTATTGCGATGCTAAGTGTGCAACTTATGGCAGCTGTGAGCATCTTGCACAGTTTGCTTGATTAGTTAGTTTCACACTCGCACACCTTTTACTTAATCTAATGACAACCACTATCCTTCCCCGTTCTACAGATTCGTTTGAGGTTTGGTATGACAACCTTGACGAGGATAAACAACTGCTTGCTGATGAGATTAACGACAGAATCTCTGATGGCTTTGATGAGAATGATTACGAAAGTTTCATTGATAAATTGGATGACTACGGCATCACGACTGCTGAACAGTTAAGTGATGCACTTTGGTATCAAACAGATGAATACAATGCAAAAGCAAATTTTGCTGAATACGTTGAGACAGAAGTAAACTGCACTGAGATACCTTCTCACCTTGAAGGTTGTATCGATTGGCAAACACTCTGGGATAGCTATTATCGCTTCGATTTCTTCGCTATTGAACACGGTGATTACACCTATTTTTTTCACAACTGCTTCTGATTAGTTCTTATTAATCTATCTATCCACTAATGTAAAGTAATACTAACAGCTTGTCTATTAGTATTATTTTTTTTGCCCACATCAACCTCTTCACACTCACCAGGGACGCAGTATGCAACTCATCATCCACCACCGTGGCAAAGACACAAGAATCAAAAAGCCATTGGTGATGGAGAAGTTGTATCAACAACTTAGCCGTGGACATGTACACATCACATTTATCAAATGACTATTACTGAACGTAATTACATGCAAACCAGGCTACGTGAGGAGATGTATCATCACGCATTTCAAGCTGATTGGTGTCGAGAACAAATACTACAACTCAATAGAGAATACAAAGAACAAAACCTAAACCTAATGGAAATGTTTGATTATGATTCTTGAATTCATTATTGTATTCACAATAGTATTTAGTACTACACAATTCATCTACTTTTTATTTCAAAAGAATGCCGACTGAAACCACAATCATCCTAGCCATTATTGGAATGCTTGGGTTATTTGCTACAGCTACAGTTTATCAACGTTCCAATCGTATCACCTCACGTTATTACGGTAAGAAATGACCCCAGCATTCATCAAGTATCTCAAAACTAAATACCAAACCTTACAACGTATTGTACAACAACATGAACACAGAAAAACCAAGCGTTAAAAGTATTGATGATGATTACTTCATCAAGAATGCAATTAGCTGTTGGTTACATCATTTCCCAGATCATAAGTGGGCAC